CTAGCTTTTTTTGGTGGCTTAGACGTCACTATGGTTGACTTCGCAGATAATTGTTTAGACGAAGATATTCGACCGATGTTAGAAACACAGAAGCATGCTATGCGATTTGTAGAGGCAGACTTATCTCAACCTTTACCTGTTACAGCAGCTTATGGATTTTGTACGGATGTCATGGAGCATATTAGACCCCATCATGTAGATAGAGTAATAGATAATTGCTTGGCTGCTTGTCAGCATGTTTTCTTTCAGATTGCTACTGAAGATGATGTTATGGGTAAAGTGGTAGGACACAAGCTTCATTTAAGTGTACATCCATATGAGTGGTGGCTAAAGAAGTTTATTGATAGAGATTGTATTATTCATTGGTCTAAAGAAGCACCCGGATATTGCTTATTTTATGTAAGTGCTTGGATGAAAGGTGAAGACGTTGTTGATGCTGGAGTTCTCAATACAGACGATGAGACCATTATAGCTAACGTAAAACACAACATTCAAAGGGATTTTATGCAGGTTCAACCGCACCCTACGAATGACCAAGAAGTTATGATTGTGGGTGGTGGACCATCATTGAATGAGCACCTTGAAACTATTAGACAAAAGAGGGCTGATGGTGTTAAACTAATCACAATTAATGGGGCTTATAAATGGTGCCTTGATAATGGACTAACGCCTTCTGCTATGGTTATGGTAGATGCTAGACCTTTCAATGCACGATTTACTCAACCCGTAGTAGACCATTGTAAGTATTTTATTGCTTCTCAATGCGATCCTACTACGTTTGATGGGCTTCCAAAAGACAGAACTTATATATGGCACACAAGCACGGAATTGCTAAATGACATATTAGCTGAACATTATAAAACATGGTATCCGGTTCCAGGAGGATCTACAGTCCTTTTAAGAGCTATACCGTTATTTAGAATGTTAGGATTTAAACAGTTTCATCTTTTCGGATGTGATTCTTGTTTAGATGAAAAAGAGGTTCACCATGCATATGAACAGCAAGAAAATGATGGACAGCCAATCATACCTGTAAACGTGGGCGGGAAAATATTTAGCTGCAATCCGTGGATGATTTCTCAAGCACAAGAATTTATTGATTTGATTCGTATGCTAGGGGATGAAATTGAATTAAACATTTACGGCGGGTTACTCCGTCATATTTTAGAAACAGGCGCTTCAAACGCCGACATCAAGGAGAATTAAAATGGCTGCATCAGCATGGCAATTATATAATTATGCTAAGCGATATATAGGTAACGGAACAATTACACTAGGCGCTGGCGTGTTTAAAATGTTATTAGCAAGAAGTGCAAGTAACGCATCAACATTTACCCTAAGTACTTATGCTCAGATTACGAACGAAATTTCTGCTACAGGTGGTTATGCAACAGGTGGTAAAAACTTAGTACCAGCAACAGCTTCTTGGACAGTAGGTGCTTCAGCGAAACAAATGAAGTTCACAATGTCTTCAGTAGGTTTAGCATTTACAGCTTCTGGTGCTTCATTGACTAATATTAAATACGCGATCATTCGTAACTCAACTGGCGCTCTTGCTGGTAAGTTATTATGTTTCTGCCAATTATCATCTAGTCAGTTTACTGTTACATCACCAAATACATTGACAGTTTTACCTGCTGCTACCGGCATCTTTACCTTAACTTAAGGATAAGTCGTGGCAACAAGCGGCTGGGGACGCGGTCCGTGGAGCTCTGGTGATTGGGGAGACGCAAGTGTATTTATAATACCCGACACTGGTGCTATTTCTAATGCTACCACTTGGGGTAATAACGGGTGGGGCGTAGATGCATGGGGAGGTTACCTTGCGCCTTTAGTAGTTAACGGGAAAATTATTGTGCCCTTAGTAGGGGCTGTCTCAATAACAGGACAAAGTCCTCAAGTTGTTACTAATGCTGTAGTTACACCAACAGGCACATCGGTATTAACAGGGTCTGAACCTAGCGTTATAGTAAGTGGAAATGTAGTTACACCTAGTGTAGGAGCTTTATTACTAGCGGGTGTAGCGCCTTCTGTAGTAAGTGGCAAAGTAATAACACCTAGTGTAGGAAGTGCAGTTGTTCAAGGAATAGCGCCTACAATAGTAAGAGGCACAGTATTAACACTTGTTACAGGTACATTAAATGTACAAGGCATAGCACCGGATGCTATAACACAAAATAATGTGTATCCGATGCCTGATACAGGAAGTCTAAGTCTCGTAGGAGCAGCACCTGAGGTTTCAGGCGGTAAAGTAATTACACCTACTGGCACATCATTATTACTAGGCTCAGCACCAAGTGTTGTAGTAGGCGGTAAAGTAATAACACCTGATGTAGGTACAGTTACATTAACAGGTATAGCACCGGCAGTACTTACAGGTAGAGTAATAACACCGCCAAGAGGCACTTTAACCTTAGTTGGCGGTACGGTTACATTAAGTAACCCGAATTGGAACGTGATAAATACAGCACAAACACCTGGATGGGTGCAAATAGCAGCATAAAAAGAACAATTTGTAGTAAAATATAGCAAACTAAAAAGGAATTTATTATGGCAAGCACCTATTCAGCACTGAAAATAGAACTCATAGCTACAGGCGAACAGTCCGGTACATGGGGTACAACAACTAATAACAACTTAGGCGATGCCGCACTTGGTGAAGCTATTACAGGTTCTGCTGATGTGGCCTTCTCTAGTGCAGACGTTACGGTAACCCTTACGGATACAAACGCTACTCAAACAGCACGTAACTTACGACTTAATTTAACAGGTACTTCGGGCGGGGCTCGTAACCTTGTTTTAGGATCTGGTTGTCAAATTGAAAAACTCTATCTAATTAATAATACATTAGCGGATGCAGTTACAGTTAAAAATACAACAGGTACAGGGATCGCAGTTCCAGCAGGTAAAACCATGTTTGTATTTAATAATGGCACTAATGTGGTTGATGCTACTACAGCGTTATCCTCTGTTTATGTAACAAGTGCTATAACTAACGCGGCTTTAACGGCGAGCAAGCCTGTATTTACAGATGCATCTAAAAACTTAACGTCTTCAGGCACATTAGCCGTAGATCAAGGTGGAACAGGCGCTACATCTCAAACAGCATACGCGGTTCTTGCTGGAGGTACAACTTCTACTGGTGCTTATCAATCAGTTGCTTCAGTAGGTACTTCTGGTCAAGTGCTTATGTCTAATGGTGCGGGTGCTTTACCTACATTTCAAACAGTATCTACTAAAGCATTCCCAACGGGTACTAGAATGTCTTTCCAACAAACAGCAGCGCCAACAGGATGGACTAAAGATACAACAGCAGCCATTAATAATAGTGCTTTACGTTTTGTTACAGGCTCAGTAGTTAACGGTGGTACAGTAGATTTTACAACAGCTTTTGCATCACAAACCCCAGCAGGTTCTGTATCGATTAGTGCTGTGTCAGGTAGTGCAGGTGCAACAACACTTACAACACCACAAATTCCAAGCCATAGCCACTCACTCCCGTTCTTTTTTCAAGGCCCTGGTGGTGCAAGTGCTTCAAAGTCACCTTGGTTCTATAATCCAAACGGTAGTGGTACTACATCGTCAACTGGTGGAGATGGTTCACACACCCACCCATTTTCATTTAGTTCTGGTTCTGGTACATTTACGGGTACTGCAATTAACTTAGCTGTAAAATATTACGACTTTATTATAGCAAGTATTGATTAATAACCTACCAATATATAGTAGTATATTAGATGTTGATTATGATAAATCTAAATTATACAATGAAATAATTACAGATTCTAAATCAAAAGAAGCACAAGAATATTTTGCTTTAGGTTCTAATAACTTTAAATTAAATAAAAAATATGATTTTATAAATACTATATATGAAAAGTTTTTGCAAGAAAGTACAAAGTTATTTGGTAAATTAGTTTTAGATCCAACTAATATAAAAGATGGTTGGGCATATATAAATAATAAAGATTTTTATAAAAACGGAATACATAATCATTTAAGAACTTCAACGATTAATTCTGTTTATTATTTAAATGTGCCTGATTCACAAACTGGAAGTATAAATTTTTTTAATGATGACCATGACATAATATACACACATCATCCAAAAGAAAAAGAGTTAATAATATTTCCTAATTATATGTTGCATGAAGCCTGTCAAAGTATGACAGATGAATATAGAATATCAGTTAATTTAGAAATAAAGTGTCAAAACATTTGGAGCTTATAAATGCAAATTAAAAATGGTACGTTTTGCCCATTAATTAAAAAAGACTGTATAGGATTACAATGTTCTTGGTTTACTAGAGTACAAGGATATGATACTAATACAGGTAATCAAGTAGACGAATATCAATGTGCAATAGCTTGGATGCCTATGTTACTAATAGAAAATTCAGGACAACAAAGATCAACGGGCGCTGCAGTAGAATCTTTTAGAAATGAAATGGTTAAAGCAAACCAAACTAGCCAACAAATTCTATTACACACGGCTGGAGTAGCTACAGGATTAATAGATATAAAAGATGACGATCAACCAATATTACCAAAGAACAAGGAGTAAAAAATGTTATTAACAATTATACCTATAGATGGAAATGTAAAAAAAGATGGGGTAGGATATCTAGGTCTTGACTTATCTTCTTGCGGAATTCCTTCAAACATAAGGGTTTTACAATGGCAAGAAACAGCTGGATGGCTAGAATTTTGGGATCAACAAAACGAAGATATTACATCATTACCTTCTTGGGTAGATTGCTGTTTATCTGTTTGGACAGCGGCTAATACACCCGTTCCGCCGAGCCCACCAACAGCAGAAAGCAACAAAGAACAAGCTATATATTTATTACAACAAACTGATTGGACGCAAATTCCAAGCGTTAGTGATCCTGCTTTAAGTAATCCTTATCTTGCAAATAAAAATGCATTTGACGTTTATAGAAATGCCGTTAGACAATATGCGCTTAATCCTGTTGCAGGAAATATTACTTGGCCGACACCACCACAAGAGGTTTGGACTACTACTTCATAATTAAGGATATATAAATGGCGTTAAATGTAAATATAGGGTGTGTTGCTAATCTTTTTTCTAGGCAAATGCATTTTGAAAAAGCAGGTGATGTAGAACATGGTCATACACATTCATTTGACCATCTAACTTTATTAGCAAATGGTAAGTTAAAAATAGTAGTTGATGGTGAAGAATCTACCTTTGTAGCTCCACAAATGATTTATATAAAAGCAGAAAAAATGCATGAATTAACTGCTTTAGAAGATAACACTGTTGCATATTGTATACATGCTTTAAGAATCGGTGAAAATGTAGATGATATTATTGATCCAAGTATGGTACCTGATGGAATCAATATGCTAGATATAGTTGATTCTGTACTAGGCTGCGATCCAAATGTGGGAATGAATTATAAACATACCTCTTGTGATGAAATAATTGAACAAAATAAAAAATGAATCAACAGTTAATAGACAATAATTATTTGTATATACCTAATTTTATATCAAAAGAAGAAGCAAATAATTTAGCTAGTGAATTAATTCAATACAGCAAATTGCCTGGTACTACAATGACAAATGATTCTCAGGCTCCAAATTCTTTAGCTAAATACAATTATTTACCTTTTGTAAAATTTTTAGTAAAAAAAATACCTGACGTATCAAAATCTTTACAAGAAGATGTATTGCCTACATATACATACACAAGAATCTACAGTCATGGGGAAATTTTAAGCAGGCATAGAGATAGGTCAGCTTGCGAAATTAGCATTACCTTAAATTTAAAAAAAGACACTGATTGGCCTATATGGTTTCAAAAACCTAATGGAGAAGAAATTTCATTAGAATTAAATCAAGGTGATGCAGTTATGTACCTAGGTGAAATAGCAGATCATTGGAGAAATGCATACCAAGGACAAGAACACGTGCAACTTTTTTTACATTATGTAAGGGCAGAGGGGTCTAAATATTGGGCGGTTTTTGATCAATTAAAACAACAACCACCAACACTAGAAAAAGGAAGAATTCCCGTAGCTATTATATGAAATTAAATATTCCTAGAGTTGTTAAGAATTGGAAATATGCTAATCAAATTAATTTAAATAACATTAGCTTCCAAGAAAATGTTGTTAGCAAGGGAAGAAGATTTTCCATACAAAATGAAGCACTATTTTGGAATGAAGCATTTAAAGAATTTAATTTAATACCTGATGAAATTGAGCCTATATTTAAAAATTTAATAGGCAATCATTATTTAGATGGTGCTCATACGCACAAACATACAGATCCAGCACCTAGTGGCTATGTTCATACTAGATGTAATTTAATGATAAAAAAACCAACTATAGGTGGAAATCCTATAATTGACGGCGAAGAATTTAATATTGAAGTTAATGATTTATGGTTAAATTTAGCTAGTTTAGAAGAACATAGCTCTACTCCTATATATGGAGGAGAAAGACTTATATTTTCATTTGGCGCTCTTATAAAATTAGATAAAATAAAAAATATATTATATGACAAATAATTTAAATGAATACATAGTTGTTATTAAAAATGCTATAACTAATCCATTGTGTGACGCTATATTAGAAGAATTTAAAAATAGCGGTGAGTGGCAAGATACTGTTGTTGGGGAAGGCACAGTAGAAAAGAATATAAGAAATTGTGAAACTGTTGGTATTTCTTATCCACATATATTAGAAAAAAATAAAAAAATAAGGTTTAAATTAGATAAATATATATTTGCTTCGGCATCTAAATGCATACAAGAATATAATACAAAGTTTCCTTATTGTAAAATTGAAGAAGATAGCGGATATGAATTACTAAAATATTCTGAAGGTGGTTTTTATATACAGCATGTAGACTCATTTAAAGCTAGACCCCGTTCTGTGTCTTGTTCATTTATATTAAATGATAATTTTGAAGGTGGAGAGTTTGCATTTTTTGACGGGGAATTAAAATATAAATTGGGAAAGGGGGATGCAATTATGTTCCCATCTAATTTTATGTACCCGCATGAAGTAATGCCTGTAACAAAAGGAACACGGTACTCAATAATTACTTGGTTTATATAAATGATACTAGAATTTCCCAACTATTTAGATTCAGAAACTATTAAAGAAATTAGAGATGAGCTTAGACCCTTTGCCTCTAGTAAAAAAGAAACCACATATAACAGAGATGGGAACACAATTAATATTACCGATGCTCCTGAATTAAAAAATTTAGATGACAAATTACATAAGATTTTTCAAAAAATTCAAAAGGATATAATTCAGAACAGATATAAACCTCAAGGGAGGTCTGCGGATTCAGGTTATGAATATCATAAATATAGTCCAAACGATGTCTGTCATTATCATTCTGATGGAGAAATAGTAGATCCAAATGCTAACCAAACATTATTAAGATACGCATCAGTAATTTTGCATTTGAACACAGTACACGAGGGCGGGGAATTAATTTTTCCATCTCAAAACAAAAGTATTAAAACAGAACAAGGAAAGTTAGTAATATTTCCTCCATATGGAATGTTTGGTCACTATACAACTCCTTCAAACGAAACTAGAGAAGTTATAGTAAGTTGGTTTGTTTATAATAATTTTAATGTTGTAAATACAAATATTTAATAATTACTTGGTTTATATAGGAGTTTTAAATGAACATGGAAAAAATAACGAGTATGATGTTCCCAGTGATAGTCTCGGCTATTGCTTGGTTACT